GCGAGCCCCGAAAATAAAGCCGATACCTGCCCCGGCAAGACTAACACCAATTAGCGAACAAAAGGACAGCATAAATGCCATCACAACCCCACAGTAGAACGCCCGAGGAAAAGCTCGAGACATTCAAAGAATTTTGCACCCTATACGAAACAGGCGATTATTCAGTCGCAGCCGTTTGCGGTCAACTCGCTTTGCCTGAAAGAACGTTCTACAATTGGCTAAAAGAAAGCAAGGCCGAACTCGAAAAAAAAGAGGCCGAACGCTCTCCCGTGGCAGAATTGGCAGTCCTTTTTAATAAAGCGAAAGAGCAAGCCGCCCGGAAATATTACCGCGAGCTCAAGAGGAAAGCAAAAACAAGCCTCGAGAAATTAGTCGAGGGATTCGAGGTTGAGGAAACAAAGACCGTTTTTTTGCCAACTGTGAAAGAGGACGGCACCCCGGGGCAACCGAGGGTAAAGGAATTGGTCAAGTTGAAAAAACAGATACTACCCCATACAACCGCTGTTATCTTTGCTCTAACCAATACCGACCCGGGCAATTTCAAGCACACAAACCAACTAAATGTATCGGGCGAGCTCGAGCATACCCACGAGGTTCATACTATCAAATTGCCGGACGGCACAGAAATCCCGGTTTAGTGAGCACTATGAATTCAAAGGAAAATAAATATGGGCGAAAATCGGGTCTTTGCCCCGAGATATTTCAGCCGAAACGAACTAATTACAAAAAAGCAAATTCATAACTATGCCCAAGTTTGGAAAGCGCTCGAGCCTTTGCCTCGATACTTGCCACGATGACTTGCAAAAGATTCACCGGGAGGCAATCAAGGACATACCCGTCGATTATGGAATCCATGAGGGAAAGCGATCGGACGAGAAACAGCTCGAATATTTCGAGGCGGGTAAAAGCCGAATCGACCCGAGAATTCCCGAGCTAAAACAAAAGGGCAAGCACCTGAGAGAGCCGAGCGAGGCCACCGATTTTCATGTCGCCGAGGTTTGGAACGGGAAAAGCCTCGCATGGGACGACACCCACCTCGCTTTTATTGCGGGCTATCTAATCAGAACAGCACAGGAGCTATTCGCCCGGGGCGAGATCAGTCACCTATTGAGGTGGGGCGGTGATTGGGATTCGGACGGCATTATCGCTCTCGACCACTCGCTCAAGGACATGCCGCACCTCGAGTTATATCAGCCACCAACAGCTTAAAATATGTTTGTTATTGACCTTGCAATTATGAGCGAATCACTCCAACTCTTGCCTTCTCTTGAAGTCAGGTGGCCCGAGGATTTCCTTTGTCTCGAAATCGGGTGGCTCTTTCTCTCTTTCTCAATCTATTACCAAAGGGGCTACGATTTATGAGTTCGGTCAAATTGGAAAAGCTCAGCCTCTCAACGGGTGGAGTTCATTTCTTTGTCGAGGCCGAAATAAACGGACGCCCGGCTCGATTGCTTGTCGATACCGGGGCGAGCCACTCAGTTGTTGGCAACTATTGGATAATCAGCACAGGGCAATTTAACGGCGTTACAGCCTCGAACGCTCCGGTGATAGGCTTGGCCTCAACCGAGAACAGTACGGCCCGCAGACTCAAAATATCAAGTATTTTAATTGACGGGCGAAAGATTCCAAAGGCGAGCCTTTTCGTTGTTGATCTCTCGCACTTGAATGAACAGTACCCGGGGCGGGGCGAAATCGACGGTTTGCTCGGCTCTGATCTCTTGTCTGTTATGAGGGCCGAAATAGATTTACGGGCACTAAGGCTAAAGTTCTAAATTTGTGGTATGCCTGCGACGATCTCTAAAAAGTCAATTGTTTATCAAGTCCTTTACGATACCCGAAGGGGCAACACCAACCTCAAGCAAACCCGGAGCGAGTTAGCCAAAACTCAAAAGGCGAGCGACGGCTTTTCCCGGACGCTCAAAAACGCCGCTTTGCAATTTGGGGCGCTCTTTGCTTTTCAGGCAACGGCCCGGGCGGCCATTAATACAATAATTGATTTCGAGAAAGCCATGTCGAGCCTCTCAGCGATCACCGGAGCAACAGGCGACGACCTGAAATTCTTTGAAGATCAAGCGAAAGAGATAGGGGCGACGACAACGCTTTCAGCCTCTCAGGCCGTCAAGGCTTTTGAGCTTGTGGGCTCAGCCGCTCCCGAATTACTCAAGGTTCCCGAGGCTCTCGCTGCGGTAACAAAAGAAGCGGTTATATTGGCCGAGGCGAGCGGGCTCGAGTTGCCTCAAGCAGCCGACGCTCTGACCACCGCCCTCAATCAATTTGCCCTCCCTGCCGAGGAATCGTCTCGAATAATTAATGTTTTGGCTGCGGGCTCTAAAGAGGGGGCGGCAGCCATTCCTTTGATCTCGGACGCTCTCGGGGTATTTGGAACGGTTGCGGCACAGGCCGGAATTGAGGTCGAACAGGCTACCGGGCTTGTTGAGACTTTGGCCGGAAAAGGAATAAAGGGAGCGGAGGCGGGCACCAAGTTGAGGAACGTGATAATCAAACTGCAAGCCGCAGGGATTGGGTTCAAGAGCGGGAGCTTTGATATTGTGGACGCTCTGAGAGAGCTCGAAGAAAAAGAGCTCGATGTAACCGAGGCAACGAAATTGTTCGGAATAATGAATGTGACAGCCGGGCAAATATTGGTGGACAATGTGGATAAAGTTCAAACCCTTACTTCGGCTGTTTCGGGCACCTCAATTGCCTACGATCAAGCCCGGGTTCAAACCGACAATATTGCCGGGTCGCTCTCAAGATTAGCGAGTGCATGGGAGGGGGTTATTCTCGAATTCGACGAGGGCAACAGTGCAATAAAGGAGGCCCTCGATTTCGTCGCTAAAAACATGGGCAAGATCATTAATGTTGTGCGGCTTGCAATCAAGGGGTTTGTTATTTACAAGACTATTCTTATCGCCACGAGAATTGCACAAAACGCTCTTGTTGCCGCAACAATTGCCGGGCGAATTGCCACGATCGCAATGTCGAGGGGAATCGGGGCGGCAACAATTGCCATGCGGGCTTTCAATATCGCTACAAAATCGAACCCTCTCGGGCTCTTGATTGGGTTGGTGACAACGGCTGTTGCAATATTCAGCACACTAAAAGAGGAAACACACGAATTGGCCGAGGCGCAAGAAGAATTAAACGAGGCGCAAGAACGGGGCATAGCCTTGAGGAAAGGAACCAAGAGTTTAGAGGAAGAGGTCGCAATCGCTGAAAGCCTGAACAAGGCACAACTCGAATCGCTGTTAAGCCGAATCTCTCAAGAGATCGCAGCCAACGAAGAAAAGAACACAAAAATTATCGCGCAAGAGAAAAAGCACCTACAAAATATCGAGGGAATGACCGAGGACGAACTCGCCATTCACTTGCTCTTGGTAGATGTTGTAACCGACAGCCGGGAAAAGATTACCCGGGGCCAAACCGAAGACAATATCGAACAGTTAGAGCAATTCAAAACTGTTGTGGCCGCTCAATTGGCTGTTCTCGACAGGGCCGACAAAGCCCGGAAAAAAGCAAGCGAGGAAAGCGGCGACGCCATCGACAAACTCAAAAAGAAAGTGGGAGAATTGAGGAGGGCGCTCGAGCTCGAGGCTTTGGCGGGCGACATAAGCACCGAGAGTTTAGCGAAATTCAGGAGAGAGGCCGAGAAATTAGAGGAAGCCCTCACCAAGGTTGACAAGGCTTTAAAGGCCCCCAAACCGTGGAAATGGGAAGACGAGCTAACTTTCGACGAAAGTTTTACCCCCGACGTGGAGGCAACAGCCGGGGCCGACCCCTCTACTGAAATGAGGAAAAACCTCGAGCTCTTGAGAGATGAAGCGCCCGACTTGTATAAAAAAATCTTCACCATCGACGAGCCGATCACGGAGGCTTATGTTCAGCAGCTTGTAGATGTTTATAACCAACAAAAAGAATTACAGGAAGAGGTTGTCGAAAATACGCTCGCCTTTGTTGAGCAGATGCTCGGGGCTATCACTGAAATGAGTGCGCAAGCGTCCGAAATCGCCCTGCGACAGTTAGAGCAAGAGCACGACCAAAGGCTCGTAGAAATCGAGAGAACCCGAGATAATGAGCTTTTATTGGCCGGGGGTGATGCGGAGGCCCGGCTCGAGATAATCGAACGAGCCGAGGACGAAGAAATAGTTTTAAGGCAGAAATACGAGCAGGAGAAAAAACAGATTGCGAGAGATCAGGCGATATTGGAAAGGAATAGTCAGCTTTTCAATATTGCAATAACAACAGCCGCAGCCGCACAGGAAA